AAAGGTTAAAGTTCCATCAATAGTTACATCGTTAAATGTAGGGTTGCGGCCAAAGACACCACCATTCTGTTTAATACTCATTTTATTCTCCTAAATTTAAAGTGCGGCTATGATGAAACTTAATAACTCTTCATAACGAATGCCATATCGGTTTCCTGCTTCTAGTTCAACATTACCTTCTTTGTCTTGTCTTTCTTCCCACTCGTCGTAACAGTAAAAAGCATAGTCTTCTGGGGTAAGGCCGTGGCTTGTAAGTATTTCACCAACCTGTTGTGCAGATGCTCCAAAGTGAATTCTTGCGCCATCACCTTTAGATTCAATAGCATCATTGAACTTAAACTTGCGTAAGTTTGCCTTGATTTCTAAAGCCGCTGATGTCTCTGCATCCTCGATAGTTAAGAATGTTTTTTCTCTTGCATCAGAGGTGTTGATAGTGCCTGTTCCTGCGTAGACTACGCTGAATCTTTGCGAGGCATTTCCTAAAGAATACGCATTGTCAGCCACTGGTCTAAATTGGGATTCTGTAGCTTGGAATCGGCTTGCCGCCCCAACTGACATATATAAACCGCCTGTCCCTGCGGCCACAGTTGTGAAGTTCCCTGCTCCAGTGTTAGCACCTAGTGTCATGTCATCACCAGATGACACATAGCCCACGCTAAACCTGTCATTTCCTGCCGCATTCATACAACCTAAAACTGAAGTGTTGTTAGGGACTACGACAGAACCACCAAATTTCCATTGTGTATAAACTGATGTCGGTGAAATACTTAAATCGGCAGACGCGGCTGAAGTTCCAAACGATAATGTGTTAGTACCGCCAACACTTGTCTCTCTAACTATTAAGTTATTAGCGTTTCCTGCGTTAGTTACAGTCCCACCAAAGATGTTTGAAGCATCAAAACGGCACTGGCTTGTTCCTAATAAAAAAGCTAAGTTTGCGCCAAGAGTATTTGAACTAAAAGTTGCGCTAGGTAAACCAACAGTCACATCACCAATAATTCTATTTCCTATTACGTTGCCACCATTTGTTCCTGATGGGCCAGTACCTTTAGAAATGTTTAGTTTACCAACCTGACAGCCAACAACAGTTTGTGAGCCACAGTCAACAAACAAAATACCGCCATTGGCATGTCCAGTTTTTACACCAGTAATGTAATGGTAAAGAGTTGCTGTTCCGCTGACACCAATTTCTATGTCGTAGTCTGTAGCACCTGTTGCTGTTGTTGCCCAAGTATTGTGACCACCATAAATTCTTATTGGGCCGCCTGTTGATTTTAATGCCCTACCCTGTGCATCACTTGAGCCGCAGTTATCAGAAAAAGTAATGCGATTACCTGTTAAAGAAATGTTGTCGCCAGTGAAGTTAGATGCGTATCCCCTGAAGTCTAAGCCTCCAAAGTACAAGTCATCGCCTGACCCAGAGATAATAGTTCCGTTAGCGTTTTTAGTTATTTTAGTGTTACCGCCAACACCAGTGAAAGACTGCTGATTGTTATTTACCGTTAGTCCTGCGGCCAAGTAGTTACCTTCAGGGAAGAAAACATCCTTACCAGTGTCGATAGCAGCCTGTATTGCCGCAGTATCGTCTGTAACTCCATCACCAACAGCACCAAAGTCTTTAACACTTACAGACTCGCGTAATTTATCTTGTACATTAGTATTAACTGCACCAGTACCAGCAGGGGTGTAAGACACTAGATCAGAGCTAGTAGCGCCTAACGCCATAGCTGTATTAACCATGACTTCAATAGTACTTAGGTTAGGGGGTGCAACAGAAAAAGTTAATACTGCTCCTGCAACACTATATCCATCTTTTTGTTGATAGACACCATCAATATAAACTTGAGTATTGTTCTCAGAATCCGGATTAGAACCTAGAGTAAAGGCTACTGTAGAACCATTACCAGTAAAGTTATAAGGAGTCCAAGAAGTAAAAGCTGTGTCCCCATCATAGTTTTCATAAAAGCCTGTCATATCTTACCTCATAGGAATAATGCTAATAGAAGAACCTGACCAGTCGGCATTGTCTGCCATCTGTACAAGCTCTGCTGCTTCAGCTCGGAACTTACCTTCCCACTGTGCAGCTTCTTCTGGATTCTTTGTATATAAAGAGAGTTCTACTAATGAACCATAAATTAACATACTAGTAGCTTGCTGAACAAACCAATTAGTATCTGTGTCGTTGACAAGATTAGCTGTAGCATAATAGTAGTAAAGATCAGCAGCAGTGATAGTAGAAGAAGGTCCAATAATAAACTTGTTCTGCTTACGTGCAAAGTACTTAGGCTGTCCTGTCTCATTAGATATTTGTTTTGATACAAAAGCCAAGTCTTTACGCTGTAGTTCAACAGTACGTCCATTAATTCCAACAGTTAAAGACTTTGTTTCAATATAATTATCAGGAAGTGTAATTGTGTTATTGGATACTGTGACAGTAGTGAAATCTTCCGACACAGGAAGACGAAGAACTCTAGTAGCTCTATCTTGAGCTATGTTAATAAAAGAGTTCAGCGTAGGATCAGATATATCTGTGCGGTTTCCCCAGTCTTTAACTAAAGCTCTGAGGTCTCCTAGATTATTTGCTGCCATTATATGCGTCCATGGTCTGTACGAAGTTTCAAGTAACTGCTATCGCGCAGTCTTGCCATCATCTTTGCCTTCAAAGAAGGGTCATGAAATAGCTCATGCATAGAACAGTTCCATTCTTTGCACCAAGCATTAATTAGATTAAGAGGGATACTAGCAACCTTACGTCCAAAGGTATCTTTGTTAGTTCGGTTTAGATTATTGTTAGCTTCAATCTTATTCTTTTTAAAGATTGAGCTATAGTCTTGAGTAGTACCGATGCTAAGAGTGTCATCGTTGTTTTGAATAATATGGGTATGAACGTCAGACATAGTTACTCCTAGAATAATAGAAGGCTGGAGCGTCTGTTAAGACACCCCAGCCTGTGTAGCACTTAACATTAGCTTACGTTAAGATCACGAATCGAACCAGAGGCTGCTTCGTTCTTAGAAGCTAGAGTGTACTCAACCAGCAACTGCTTAGACTCGAAGTCACCAGTCTTGGCGATATCGCTAGTCTGGAAGTCACGATAAGTATCAACAGAGAACATATCTGGCTGAAGAACCAGAACAGTTTCGTTGAGCATAAGGCGGTTAGGTACAACTGACAACTCACCATAGTCAGATACGTAAACGTCTACTGCGTTAACGATGGTCTTGTCATCTACGTTCTTGAACTTAGTAGCGTTACCAGTGAAAGCAGTAAGCTTAGCTTTCTGGAATGCGTTACACATGATGATGGAAGGAGTTCCACCCTGTACCCAGCAGTCTTCAATAACGCCAGTTAATAGAGCTTCAGTGAAGTCACGATCAGTACCAGCAGCACCAATGTTAGTACCTAAGCCATTAGGAGCGCCACCACCAGAGCCGAAGCTACAGTTAGTTCCCAACCAAGAAGTAACAGAAGCCAACTCACGAGCAGTACCAGAAGCAGCGCCAGCAACCTGTGCTTTATCAGTACCAACTAGAGTCTTCTCCATGTCACGCTTGAGTTCCATTCCCTTCTTAGCTAGCTGGTAAGCCATCTGAGAAGCGCGTCCCGCAGCATCAGCTGCTTCGTTAGAACCAGATACGCTTACAGTCTTAGAAGCGATCTGAGTGTAGTTACCTACACGTACAGAAGCAACAGACTCAGCGGCTGGAGCAGCAGCGCCTTCAGCAACTTTGTTGTCAGAAGCAGCAGTTAGGTCATCAGTCTGCCACTCGTGATAAGTACCAGAAGCTGTGCCTTTACCTACGTTAGACATAAAAGGGGTGTCAGTAGGTGCTATATTGTATATAATATCCGCCAAATCTTCACGGATTCCTTTAGTTCCATAAGTTTCAAATACTGGATTAGCCATTGTAATAGTCCTTTGATATAATAAGATTAAGAAGTTAGTGAGAGAAGAGCCGCAGCTGCATCTTCCACTTTACCAGAGCGTTTTAGCTTTTGCCGTTGTTCCTTAACTGCGCGAGCTTTTCGTGTTTGTGCAGTTGCTGGTGAGGATGCCTTTACTTTCTTCTTAATAATAGGTTGCCGCTTTTTCTTAACAGTAGCCTTCTTACTAACAAGTTCATCGTAAAGACGAGCCTTATTCAGAATTGCAATATCACGAGCGGTACTGATAGTGTTTAAGGTAGCATCATCATATCCTTGCCCCTTAGCATAATCAATAACACTTTTCTGGAAGTCTGGAGATAACCACTCAGGTACTATCTGATTTAGTTTCTCCTGTTCCATAGCTACAATCTTCTTCTTCTGTTCCTGTTGCTGTAGTTCAGCTTGTTGTTGTGCTGCTTGGAAGTTCTGAATGTTCTGACGTAAGTTGTCTTCAACATCCTGAACACGCAGCTGCTGTCGTACATATTCAACTGGATCAGCTTCTTTGTCGATTGAAGCAAGCAGTTCTTTAGACTTATTAACCTCTGCCATTTGTTGTGCGGCAGCTAGTTCCATAAGTTGCAGATACTGTTGTCTCTCAGCTGTCAAGTTTGTCTTAATATTATCTAACTCTTTAGACTCTTCTTGCAGCTTCTGGACTCGCTTAGTGTAATTCTTCTCTAGCTGATAACCCTTCTTTAGCTCTTCGAGGTTAACTTCGTACTCTTCACCATCCACCTTAACAGCGTACAGATCATCTTCTGAAGTCTCCTCTTGAACCTCCGCTTGGTCATCCTCTTCTTCGGAATCCCCCACTTCAGCGTCACCATCGTCTTCTTCCGTTTCGACTTCGGTTTCTTCCTCTGCTTCAAGTTCGACTTCAGTGTCGTCCTCTTCAGCAGTGACCTCTTGAGTTTCCTCTTCGAGGGTTTCTTGCTCTAGCACTTCTTGATCGGCTTGCTCCTTAGAGGGCGTTAAAAGACGAGCTACTGCGTTATCAATACTGTTTTCATTTAGGGCATCCACTAGGGGTAGCCTCCTATTAAGTTATCTAATATTAATCTATGTATATATTATAGCACACTTTATGCCAAAAGTAAAGAACTATTTTAACTTTTGTGCAAATTCGTAGTTAGATACATAGCCTTCTAGGACTTCTTCAAACATTCCTATTGACTTTTGCAAGTACCATAGCCTGTCACGCTCGTCAATATCATCTGATACTGCCCACGCTTCGGCTATGTTTTCCTTAATATCAGAGACAACCTGTCCTAATAGGTCACCTCTCAATAGAATCTTAGCTGCGTTTGCTTTTTCTTCTTCGTTCAAATCACTCTCCACTCATTCTCAATTTACTATCACCAATACCCACTGGTCGCTTCTGCTGAGCTTCGAGTCCTAGTTCCGCAGCTTCTTTCTTTTTCATCCACTCAAACTTCTCGCGCTCAAACTTCATACCCTCTAGCTTGAGCTGTAGTTCTGCTTGCTTCATCTGATTCTCTGCCTGTTGTGCTTGAGCCTGAGCTTGCTTCAACTGAGCATCAGCAGCATCCTTTTGTGCTTCGCCCTGAGCTGCTATCATATCAGGAGACGGCTGAGTCTGTGGAGGTTTAATTTCGTTAGGATCTCCAATAAACTGACCAGCGTTACGATAACCTGCATTCTTAATAAACTCAGTGGCTAGGGTGTGTACATGGTCTGCCTGAATCAAGTATCCAAACTGAGTAGCCCCTATGCTCTTAAGCATTACAGATATGTTGTTTAAATGCATCAACTGCTGGTCTTTGTTCTGGTTACCTAAACCTACAGTGACTGTCATGTCATAGCGATCTTTCCAATCATAAGGGGCAACAGGTATAAAGCGACCACGGAGCTTGACAATATCTACTTCAGAGTTATTGGTACGGCTTAATCTGTAAAGCTGGAGGAATAATTCCTTAACACCAGTCTCTGCAAATATACGAGCAATAAGCTGAATCTTCTCTTGAGCTGCGGTCATTACTTGATTAACAGCAGTGGCAGCAGTGTTGGATGTGAGTGCAGCTGCATCTAGTCCTTGGTTCATACGAGACACGCCAGCACGATCCTCTCGTTCCTTTTCTAGCTCATTTAGGAAGGGGAAGGTAGCCTGACCTAGCTGTGGGACTGGAAGCTGTCTAACGGCTCCCTGTACCTTCTCACGTACAATACCACCAATGCGGTTGTCGATTAGGTCTTGTAGATTAACTTGGTTTTCAACAGCAGCATAGCGTCCTGCGTTAGATAGGGCTAGGTTGTCGAGAGTATGTCTCCACATCTTGCTTCGGATTTCCTGAATGTCCTTAACCAAGTCAGCAATACTAACGCCAGTGAACTTATGCGGCATCATAATAGGAGATAGGTTGATGACAGGTACGCTGCCTACTTCTTCTTTGTCAAGTACTGTGTTACCAACCATGTGAACTTGATACAGCTTCATCTCTTCTGAGTCTTCGTCAAATACCTTAACCCATGCCTTGACATACTCAACTACAGTGCTGTTGCCAAAGTCAGCTGACTCATCTACATCACCAAATCGAGAGTCTTCTACTTGGTTCTTGATTAAACTTGATCCGTGTCCTTCAGAAATATCTTCACGATTAAATCCTGCGTCGATAAGTGATCCAATACTAACGTCTTGCACCCTTGCAACAAAGTCTGCATCCTTGATACTCTTGCTTCTCGCTTTAATCCTAAACTCAGAGGATGGAATGTTGTCAACGACTGGGCGACCCCTATAGTTAGTACGACGAATAGTAACATCATAGAGATTGGGGTCTTCTTCGTTAATTTCCTTATTGACAATTTCTAGGTTCTCTTCTTCTTCAAGGGCTTGTAGTTCAATGGATTCAATAGCAACAAAGTTCTCAATATCACATAGCTCGTCCTGTGACCAGCTAACCTCTACCAATCCGTTCTTCATCAGCAGGGCATCTTTGAACCATGTATACAATACGTTAAACCCATCGCATCGCTTATCAAATACATAGTTCAGGTAATCTGTGGCTTGCTGTGCGGCTGCTTCATCCTCTGCACCTGTAGGTTCAAACTCTACAAAGCTATCGCCTGATGCGAATACTTTCATCAGCGAGGGCATAATACCTTCTACTGTTTTCAGAGTATCACGAGTAACGACAGTAGAGAAACCTTGTTCTTCATCGCCAAAGGGCCGACCATAGTAATAGTCAAGAGCCTCTGCCTGTTGATCTGCTAGGTCACCATTAGACCAAGAGTCGGCAGCATTAAGTTCTCTGCCTATTACTTCTGCTAATGATTCGTTTGTAATACTTTCCATCTATACGTTACTCCAGTTTTTGATAGGAAGAGACTTGTCACCGTAGTCATACCAAGTACTAGACCGCCCTGATACTGCAAACTGAGCGCACATAACAGCATATCTAGTCGCTGACATAATATCATCTTTGATAGGAACTATCTTCCCATCTTTACGGTGATACGATCTGAATTCTTGAAACCATTCATGCAGATGGGAGAAGACCTTAAACCTACCTGTCTCCATTCTCTGTAGCATCTCCATAATGGATGGTTCTATAAAGTTGTTACCCTTACCTGTATCTCCAGACGATTTAGGGTTACGCGCCCAATCGTGCAACATATTAACACCCTGATCTCTGTACTGAGAAGCTAGGCTGACTCCGCTGCCCTTATCGCTCTGTAAGCCATCTTTAGGCCAAGCTACTGGTATCCATGTAGGTCTTTGCTTAATGGCCGCAGAATGCATTATAGCAGTCTCCTGACGGCTTGAGTAAGTGTCGTATAGATAATACGTATCACTCTCCTCGTCTATAGCAATCCAAGCTACAGCAGTGGGGTGGTCATACCCAAAGTCAAGACCAGCTATTCTCTTCCAGTGATCTGGTATCTCAAAGGCATCAATAATTAAAGAGTCCTCTGAAACTGGGAACACAAGACCAGAACCAAATACAGGTATACCTTGGCTTCGTAGCTTCCGTTCATGCGGAGGATACTGTGCCAGAAGCTGTTCTTTAGTGTCTTCATCTAGGTGAGGCGCATCGTCCCACGTAGCTTGTATTAACTGCTGACCCTTTTTCAAGTCATTCATAAACTGATTGACTACAGGGGTCATACCATCCTCTGGTGTGAATGTCATCATAACGTAGCCGTTAGTTGCTACAGTACGAGTGATACACTGAGTGTAGATGTTAGAGGGTGGCTGCTCATCTAGCCAAATCCAATCTACTGGGCGACCATAGAACTTCTCTTCACCCATCTCGTATGACTTAAAGCCAATACGTGACCAACCATCAGGCTTACCATTCTTGTCGTGGTGCTGTACCATAACACTATCATAAGTGTTACCTGTGGCACCTCGTCTTCTAGTCTTTTCACCAATCATCGTAAGAGGAACCATACCAGTTCCCCAAGACTCTTCACTCTCTGCCAGACCAAACAATTCTGTTTGTAGGATATCTCTAGTGGTGTCATTAGATACACCAGCAGCCCAACAGTACAGAGGCTTATCGAATCTATTGCCTTCCCACCAATCAGGATATAGTCCTGTTAAGTGACAGGCTGTGATGTAAGCTCCACTGGTAGACTTACCAATCTGGTTAGCACACATCGCCAATACCTGATGTGCATCCTTAGTGGAGTTAGCTAGTCCTCTCTGCCATTCATATAGGTTGAAATGATCCTTCTTGTTGAACCGAACCCTTTCTTCCTTTTCCTTCAGCAGCTCTAACAACCTTACCTGTTGATTCTTTGGCAGCCTAGCTATCTGCTCAGGACTTAGCTGCATTATTCTTCTTAGCGTTCTTAGGCTTTTCTGAGATAGCTAAAGTAAGTGCTGCTGTTAACTTTGTGATTAGTATGCGTTGTTCTTCAACTTCTGATTTAAGATAATCAAAGTTATCTCTATTAAACTGTAATATCATTGTCTCGCCTTACGGTAGAGTTAGTGTATTTCTTCTGCCTTAACATCTATGGTGTTGTTCTTACCTAAGATTGCTAGAAGTTCTTTTTGTAGTTCATCATCCTTAAGATCTTTCGCATCCTTGTCTGTTAGTACCATTTCCATAGGCTTGTCATATCCAGCTCTATAGAGAATGTCTTGTTGCGCCTTTAACCTTATAGACTCCTGCTTAGCTGTCTGAGCTAACTCAATGATACCTGTCAGAGCCATAGGGACATGAGCGCCTATGCGTTCTTTAACCATTGACTCAACTAAACGCCAGTTGTCCCTGAGTCTTGACATAGCACTGCCAGCACTGTTGGGTGAGTAACCTGCCTTAGTCCACGACTCACGAGCATTACCTGACTCTACGTAGTACGCAACAAACTGAAGGAAGTTCTCATTAACATCGTACTCTGAAGGATCACTCTTCTTTAAGAGTTTAACCTTCTTACGCATTGCAGCATCTTCTGACATATTGACCCTCTACCGCT